AACAAGCAAACGGGAATACAATCGTTCGCAAAACGATTTTAAAAGGGGGGGTAGTTTAGGGGATTCCCTTATGCAAAAGGAAAAGACATGACAAAGAAAACATTACCATCAAATTTACGCATTGTTCGTTCAACCGACAAAGAGGTTGTATTGCCTGAAAAGATTCGCGCAAGAGTTCCGCAAGCCGATTGGTTAGAAAATCCCGATGCTTGGAACGCAAGTAAGTTTATTAAGGAAACCGCCGATTTCATGTATGAAATTTACGGGATTGATGCCGACCAAGATAAGCATTTGCTTGCAATGTTGGCTGATCAAATTTCCATGTATGTTGAAGCCAAAAAAGGTGTAGCGCGTGAAGGCTTAATTACCGAATTTAATGGCGGCGTTACTAAAGGTGCAAACATTTACTTTTCAATTATGAAAGAAACATTAAGCAAGATTGTGGTTCTAATGAATGAATTGGGTTTGACACCTAAAGGCAGATTAAACAAAACAACAAGCAACACAGGTTCTTATAACGATTTGTTAGCAGGCGTTAAAGTAACGAAAAAATGAAACTTGAAGATGGTATTTTTTACGCAATAGATGTGGTCAAGGGCAACACGCCCGTTTGCAACAATGTTAAGTTGGCTTGCCAACGCTTTTTAAATCAACTTGAAGATAAGCAATGGCAATATGAATTTGTTGCCGATCATGTTGATCATGTGCTGAAATTCTTTAGCACACTTAAACACACCAAGGGTGCGGATGCAGGCAAACCGTTAATCCTTGAACCGTTTCAAATCTTTGCTATTTGTGCGATCTATGGTTTCCGTAGTAAAAAAGACCATGAAAAACGAATGGTAACGGATGTCATTATTTTTATTCCACGCAAAGCAGGCAAATCAACATTTACCGCAGGAATTAGCCTTTACGAATTGCAGTTTGGTGAAGCTGGTGCGGAAGTGTTTACTTTAGCAACTAACCGCGAACAGGCAACGATTGTGTTTGATGCCGCCAAAGGCTTTGTTGATAATATGCCGACCGAAGTTAAAAATGTGTTTGATGTCAGCAAATACGAAATAAAAAAGACTAGCGATTTGCAATCCATGTTTAAAGCCTTATCACGCGACAATAAAAAATCGGGCGATGGTAAGAACGCCAGTTGCGCGATTGTAGATGAAGCCGCCCAAATTATTGACCGCAATTCTATTGAAGTAATTCATTCAGGCATGGTGGCACGCCGCAACCCTTTGCGAATATACATTACAACCGCATCGTTTACAAAAGACACAAAGTTTTATGAAGATATGCAAATGTTTGAAGCCATGTTGCATGGCGATGCATCGGACAATCCGCATTGGTTTGGTTTGTTATATGGTCTTGATCCACAAGATGATTGGCGCGATCCGACAACATGGGCAAAAGCCAACCCTATGCATGGCATTAGCATTTATCAAGATGCAATTGCTGAACGGTGCGAACAAGCAAAATTAAAACCTGCCGCATTAAATGAATTTTTGTGCAAAACCCTTAATGTTTATGTGTCCGCAAATAGCGCATGGCTTGATCGTCAGTATTGGGATAACAGCGTTGGTGAAAGCAAAGCCGAACCCGAATCGGTGTTTATAGGCTTTGACCTTGCCGCCACACGCGATTTAAACGCTGTCTGCACGCTTAAAAGATACAGCAATGAGGATTACCATGCCGAGTTTAAATTTTTCTTGCCAGAGGATGGATTGGCTTTAGTGCCAACACATTACCGCGATGTATTTGATCAAGCCGTTAGATCAGGCATTTTGCACATTACCCAAGGCAATGTAATGGATGATCGGGAAATAAGCGATTATATAAAAAGTCAAGCGACACTTTACAATGTAAAAGAAGTTGGCTATGATGCTTATAACGCCGCATCTTTAATTGCGCGTTTACACGATGCTGGCATACCCGTTAAAAAAGTGGGGCAAGGAATGGCGGTTTTATCAAACCCATCCAAGCACATTGAAAAATTGGTAATGTCGCAATTCATAAGACACGATGGCAACCCATTTGTAGGTTGGCAATTAGGCAACTGCGAAGTTTATGAAGATGTAAACGGGAACATCAAGGTGCGTAAGAACGAAGCGGATAAATCAGCAAAGGTTGATGGCATTATTGCTCTGATAATCGCAATGCATTGTTCGCTTGATAATCCCTTGGCTTCATCATCATACGGTTTCCGTAGTTTATAAGGGATTAACATGGCAATTTTAGATATTTTCAAAAGAAAATCTTCGGCAAACGCAAGCGAAAGCAATACGCTTTTTGGTCAAACTGCCCTTGGTAACAATGTCATTCGTAATGCAGGTGCGAAACAATACGCATCATCTAGCCAATTATTATATGTAACAACATCAAGTGCCAATGAAGCAGGTCGCTTGGTGGATATGTCGGTTTTAAGCCGAAATTCAACCATTATGTCTTGCGTAGGCGTTAAAGCACGCGCACTTGCACAATTACCCATTAAAATTATGGCAACAACCGATGATGGTTCATTGGTTGATGCTTGTTTAAGTAATAAAGTTTCAGCACGCGATAAAGCCAAAGCCAAATCCGTTCTAGCCTTATTGCAAGAACCTAATCATTTCCAAAGCCAATACGAATTTTGGTATCAATTTTGTATGTGGCTTGATCTATCAGGCGAAGTGTTTACTGTTCTATGGCGTAAAGACCAAGAAAACAGCCAACAAACACCGTTGGAAATGTATGTGTTAGATAGCACGCTTATTAGCGCAACTATAACCCCAACCCGTTATCCAACTTATAGGCTTGCAACGCCATCATACGGTTTTAGTAAAGATGCACCATTGCAAGCGCATCAAGTTATGCACTTAAAAGAGGCGGCTTGGCAAGGTTCGGCAGGTTTTAACAAAGGCATTTTGGCGGTTGAATTAGTGTCGCTTGATCAAGACATTGACCTTTATGCAAACTTTATAATGACCAATGGCGCAAAACCAAGTGGAATGTTTGTTACTGATCAAGTCATTCCCGATACAAAATACAAGGAAATTGCGGCAAGGCTTAAAGAGGCATGGTCAAGCATGACGGGTTCACGCCCAACCGATCTTAGCAAGCCAGGACAGTCCATGTTGCTTGATAACGGCATGAAATACTTGCCGATTGATATGCTTAACTTGCAAGATGCCGATTGCGCTAACCTTAAAATGCAAACAATGAAACGCATTTGCGGTTTGTTTGGCGTTCCTGTTGCAATGCTGTCTATTGAAGATGGTAAATTTAACAACAGCCAAACAATGCTTGATGAATTTTACAAATCAACTATTTTCCCGATGTTGGTAAACATTCAACAAAAACTGAAACAAAGTTTATTGCAAGGTTATCCAAACCTATGCGTTGAATTTCAAACTGAATCATTTTTAAGTGGTGCGCCGCTTGATCAAATGAATTATGTGGTGGCTGGTGTCAATAACGGGATATTAACGCCTAATGAGGCACGCGCATACCTTGGTAGGGCTGAAATTGATGGCGCAAGCGCATTAAAAGACACAGGTAAGCCAACAGGCACGATTGCAGGTAGTTCGCCACAAGATACAGGCGGTGGCGGCAACACATCAAGCGTTGGCAAAACAGGTCAAACAGGCAAAGCATAATGACAAAAAAAGAGTTAAAGGAATTAAGATTATTATTATTAACCGTTCAAATGAAAAAAGCGGCAGACAAGCGCGTTACAATGCCGCTTAAAACAAACGGTATGAAAAACAAAGGGGTTATTATTCATGGCTAAAGATGTTAAGTTTTTTTATGAAAGCGAAGTCGCTTTAGGCGTGAGTGCCGATGAAGCCGAAATGTGCGGAACAATTGAAGCCGTTTTGACAACTTGGGGCGCACGCGAGGGGGCAGATGGTCGGAGGTTTAACTATCAGCCTGAAGCTTTTAAAGAATGGGCGGCAAGTTACGCGGAAATGGGCAAGCCGTTGCCAATGTATTTCCAACACAACGATGAATCATTGCCTGTTGGTGAATGGACTATGTTTGAATTTGATGATGTAGGCATGACGGGCAAAGGTCGCTTGTTTACTAACACAAGTGTTGGCAAAGACCTTTATACCATTATGAAAGAATCGCCCAACATGGTTGGCGGTGTTTCAGTTGGCGCGTATGCCGATGAATATCAAATGGTAAATGCTAATAATGAGGTTATGAACCCACAAGATCCCGATTATGATGAGGGTTACTTTCAAATCACTAAAGGTGGTTTGCGTGAGGTGTCTATTGTTATGCATCCAAACAACCCTGAAGCCAACATAAACAAATTAGAAAATGTTTATCGCGCTGACGGCACAATTAACCTTAAGGAAATAGAATCTGTTTTGCGTGATGCAGGACTGACCAAGATGCACGCAACCGCCGCATCTAGCATATTCAACAAAGTAATTAAACTGCGTGATGCAGTTGATGAAACTGTTGAAACGCCACCAAGTTTGAGTGAATCAGACGCGGCGGTTAATGAAACGATTCTAGCCGAATTAAATAAGCGTGAATTGTTAAAACAACTTAATAAACGAATCAAAGGATAAAATCATGTCAGTAGAAATCATTGAAAAGTTAGATGCGATTGAGGCAAACAACATTGCTGAAATTGCAAAAGTTACTGAATCAGTAACAGCCAAAGTGGATGCTGTTGAAGCATCTTTTTCTGAAAAAGTTGCCGCTTTGGAAGCTAAAGTAGCATCTATTAACCCTGCACCATCAATTTTAAAAATTGAAAAAACCATTCGTGGCGATGTAAACAAAATGGTTAAAGAACAACTTGCCAAATTCCACAAAGAAAATGGTCGCACCGAAAAAGAATTAAAAATGTTTGAAGATGACAGCCAATATGCGGCTTACATGAAAGAGGCATCCGCATTAACAGGCGGCGGTAATAACCAAGGTGGTCGCACAGCCTATGATCCAGTATTTGTTGCATTGCGTTTGGCTAACCCTTTGCGTGGTGTTTGCCGCACAGTAACAACTGACGGTTCATCATATCAATTCCGCGTAAAAACTGGCAATGCTGGAGCGCAATTCGGTTACGCTATACAAAACAACGGCGCGGCAACGACTGAAGATACAAGCATTTGGCAAATCGTTTTAAAAGATTTGAATGTTCAATTCCCAATCCGTACTGCGGCTTTGGATGACATTGATGGCTTAGAAGCTAATGTTGTTGATGATATGTTAGCAGAATTTAGTGCTGTTGAAGCCCAGTCCATGATTTCAAACAATGATCAAACAGGTTCAGGCACAACAGTTGCAACAGGTGGTGCTGACGGTTTGCGCGGTTTAGATCAATATGCTGGTGCAAATGCAACATACACAGGCGGCACTTGTTCAGTTGCGGCATTTGGTTCAAGCGGCACAGGTTCAGCAACAGGTTTGCATAGCCTTGCAACTTACGACCAATTGACAACCAACAGCAACACAGTTGGCGCAAATAACATTGCTTACAAAGATGTAATCAATTTCATTTACGCATTGCCACAACAATACTGGACAGAATCAGCGAAATTCGTTATTTCACCAATCTTGTTGCAAGCAATTCGCGGTTTAACAGATACAAACGGTCGCCCAATCTATGTTGATGGTTTAGCACGCACAGACGGCATTGTTGGTTCATTGTTAGGCTTTGATGTTGTTGTTAATAAATACTTAGACACACCATCACAAGTTACAGCCGCAACAGCTGGCACAGTTAGCAAATATCCAATGTTCTTTGGCGATTGGGATAAATTTTACACAATCGTTGATCGTTTAAACATGGTATTGCGCAGATATGATCAAACTGCCCCAGGATTTATAACTTTCTTCGGCGAAAAACGACTAGCAACTTCTGTTCGCGATCCGTTTGCTGGTGTTCGTTATCGTTCAACAGGCACAGCCGCTAACTAAGTAATTAGGCTTTAGGGCGGTGGAAACAAATCGCCGCCCTTTTTTTAACCTAAAGGACACACCAAAATGAATATCGCTGAAAGAGTTTTAGAGGGCATAAAGACTGCCTTAATTGATGGTGAAGCCACTATTGATTTAAAGTCTGTTCAAGAGGCAAGCGCGATTACTGGAAGCGGTTCAAATGTTGGTGGTCGCACCTATTTTGATGACGCTTTTGCTAAATTGCGTTATGCAAACCCGTTCCGTTTGGGCGCAAGACAAATGCCCATTACAGGTTCAGACATTCAATTTGTTGCTAAAACGGGTAATGCCGCCGATGCAACAGATCCTTGGGGTTACACCGTTAATCCTAATAGTGGTTCACCTGATATTGACACAAGCATTTGGCAATTGCCTGTTCGCGTTATATCAGCACAGTTGCCGATCCGTAGTGCAGTTTTAAGCGATGTAAATGGCTTGGAATTGGAAATTGTTGAAGATTTAGCCTTTGAGTTTAGTCAAATTGAAGCCGCATCAATGGCGGTTAATGATGATCAATCAGGTTCAGTTACAACATCCACAGGTGCGGAAAATGGATTGCGTGGTTTAACATCATACCCAACAAGCACTTCAGCCGCCGCCTTTGGCACAAGCGGAACAGCAATGACTAATGGTTTACATACTGTTTTAACTATTGAATCAAGCACAACCGCACCAACATACGACAGCATTGCCAACATTGCTAATGCGTTGCCTGCACAGTATTGGTCAATGCCAACAACAGCATGGCATATACACCCAACCTTGATTGCAACTTTGCGTAAATTAAAAAGTTCAACAGGCGGTTCGCCAATGTTTATTGAAGCAGGTAATGAAGATGGTGCGGCGGTTGGTTATATGTTTGGTTTTCCCGTCATTCCAAATCCGTATTTAGATGCACCTGCCGTTGGCGCAATTCCATTAGTTTTAGCAAATTGGGATAGGTTCTTAACTATTGCCGATGCTGAAACAATGAACATCAAACGCTTTGATCAAACACAAGCAGGTTTTGTTACTATCTTCGCTGAAATGCGGATGGCAAGCACTATTCGCGATGTATTTGCTGGCGTTTACTTGAAAGGCGTTTAATTATGGCGGCGAACAACATTAGCGGTATGGTAAATCTTGCGCCAACGCGCAATCCATTTAACTATGATAAGGTTGTTCAAACAAGCCGCGATTTACAAACACAATGGCTAACCCTTGATGAAATTACCAATCAATTAAACTTGTTTGGCGATGAATCACAAGATACCTATTTAAGTGATTTGGAAGTTGCGGTTCGGATGCACATTGAAGATTACTTAGGCTTACCAATTTTTAATCAGTCTTATACTGTTTATTATGGCGCATCCGCATTATACGGTTCACCATTAACATTGGATTTGCCTGAAGTTTCACAAAATGGCGTTACCATAAACAGCGTTAAGTATTATAGCGATGCAAGCCCACCTGTTTTAACAACTGTTGCGGCTAATTCATATTTTTATGATGTTACAGGTAATAAGGTGATTCTTAATGATTTGCCGACTGACCTTAATACATATATGACATCGCCTGTTGTTTGCAATTACACAATCAATTCTAGCATTTTGGCGCAATACCCTGTTATTAAACAAGCAGGGTTGTTATTGCTTACGCATCTATATAACAATAGAAGTGAAACAACGGCTGGGGCTTTACAAACAATACCGTTTGGGGTGGATGTATTGCTTAGACAATATAAGCCTTTGGTGATGTAGCAAATGGCTATTGCGCGGTTTGAAAATGTAAACATTAACACACTAAGTTTTGGTGTTGATAGTTTTGGCGAATATACAACAACAACAACACTTTGGTTTGTTGGTCGCCCTTTGGTTTCCGAGGTTAAAAACTCGGTTTCCATTACTGAACGCTATCGTATTTATTCGGATTTAATTACTTTTAAATTTAATTACACGCCAAACATGAAAACGATTGCTAACGGGCAAAACAATTACAGCGTAACTTGGCGCGGTAATGAATGGCGAATAACCGATGTTATTGAAAGCAATGATAGAATGAGTGTAACTTTAATGTGTTATCGTTCTGATCCTGCGACAAAGGCTTAACATGACAACGCAAAACAATGTTAGTAATTACGCAAGGGCAATACAGGCACAACTAACAACCATTGCAACGCCTGTTCCTGTTTACGCAAACTTTAATCGTAATTGGGCAACTGAAACAAAGTTTATAACATGGCAATTAAGGGATGTTCACCAACCCGTTTATACTGGTATTTATCAGAGTAATAAAGGCGCGGATTCACCGACATTTCAAATAAGTGTTTTTACAACAAACATGGCAGATGGTTTTAATTTGTCAAACACAATAATACAAGCATTACATGGTTATGCAGGACAGTTTGGCGGCGTTACAGGCTTTCAAATTTCAAAAGCCGATGTGAATTGGCTTTATAATAGTTATGACAATGATATTAACTTGCATAGCGTTTACATGGATTGCACAATTTACATTCCATCATAAGATACGATTTTTTTAATTTTAATGAGGATTTTCAATCATGGCATTACCAAATAAAGTATTACCTGGGTTTAGCGCAACACTATATTGCCAACCAACCGCAACACCAACACCATTAACCGTTGCGGCATTATCAACAGTTGCGACTGTTGCCGCATTAGCAATTCCTGCCAATGTTATTCCTGTTGAAAACATTCCTGCGTTTGGCACAGATGACGCGGTAGCATCATTTGGTGTTGCAGGTTCACGCACAGGCGATAAAATACCTGTTCAAAATGCGCCAACATCAATGTCAATAACTGCGGCATGGAATCCATCCGATGCACAATTGTTGTTAATTCGCGGCGATTCTTATTCAGGCGTAATTGATCGCACATTTATTATTTCCGCAACCGATGGCACAAACATTGTTTATTATGCTTTCAATGGTCGCGTTGGTAATTTCCAAATTGATTCAGCCGTAGGTGCTGAAGCAAAATGTATGTTTACCATTCATCCGCGTGGCAACCAATATGGTTGGTCAAACAACGCTTAATTAAACAGCCCCGAAAGGGGTTGTTGCTTTATAGGATAAGACAATGGAAATAAAATCGCAAAATGACCTGCTTGGGTTTTTGATAACGCAAGCAGGTAGTGGGCAAAAAAATTGGTTTGGTTTTGCACAGCAACGCTTAACAGGCATTAACTTAGCGCATGAAATTGCCGCTAATCATGCCGATAAAATGTCGCCCGATGAAGTGGTGGATTATGTTGTTTCATTAAACAACAACATTTATCAAAAGTTAATTAAGGCTGACTAATGACAACAACTTTTGAAATAACTGGCTTAAAGGAAACCTTGCAAGTTTTTCAAGATTTGGAAAACGAAATTGGTGATAAAACAGCGCGTTCAAAAGTTTTAATTCCATCCGTTCGCGAAGCAATGAAACCTGTTTTGGCTATGGCAAAAAGTTTGTCGCCAAAAGATACAGGATTGCTTGAAAGAACATTAACAATTGTTGCACGCCGACCTAGTAGGAATGATAAAAAATCTAAGTATATTAACAAAGGCGATTCTGTTATTGCTGTTGTTACAACAAAGCCAATTCCTAAAAAGTTAAAACAACAATCTATTGGAATGAGTAAAAGCCAAAAGAAAAAGTTTTATGAAAGTAAAAATAGACTATATGACGCACGCGCAGTTGCAAATGAATTTGGCACAGCAAATATGTCAGCCAAACCGTTTATGCGTATTTCATTAGAAAGCCAAGCATCTATGGTGGCAACAAAGTTAGGTGAAATACTAAATCAAAATATATTAAAATACAGGAGTAAGTCATTGTGAGTAAAATAGCATCGGCGTTAGGTAATAAATATCAGGAAAATCGTTTGTCAGTAATGACGCGCACATTTGTTTTGGGCGATCATACATTTCGCGTTCGCGTTCCTGCGGTGCATGAAATTGAAGCAATCTACAATTATTTTAAAAATCCAAATATAGATTTAGTTGATGCGGCATTTAAAAGCATGACCTATGATTTGGTTAGCATTAAAGATACTAACCCCGATGGCGTTGTTTACAGCGATAAAGATGTGGTTGTTGATGGTCGGTCAATGATGGATGCCGCCCGTAATAAAGTTATTTTGCAACATAGAATTGTTGAATACTTTAAATTTTTAATACCCGAAGATGGTCAATCATTAGCCGATTTAGAATATGCTGATATTGAAGAAGAATTTCCTTTATCAATTCAAATTCAATTTATTGATAAAATAAGCGAAGTTATATCGCCTGATTACAAGGCTATTAAGGAAAAGTAACAAGTTCGTTGCGAACGCAAGTGAAAGCGGCAATGATTTTCAACGGACATACGCAAGACAGCATTGCCGAATTAGATGAAACAACATTAAATGAAATAACCGTTATGTTTGCTGACGGCGCAATTGGCAATTATGGCTTATTGCAAACAATGGGCAATTTAACGGCAGGCGTGTTTAATTATATGCGTGCCGCTAATAGTCAGCCGTATGAATTAAAAACTGTTTTGAATAGTGTTTATGGCTATATGTTCCCGACACAGCCGCCAAATGCTAGTCAGGCGTTATTAACATTTATGACGCAAGCGCAAGGCTTTAGCATGGATAAGTTTAAAAAGGAATAATCATGGCAATCGTATCAAGGTTAGGTGTTGTTTTAGGATTAGATTCAGCCCAATTTAATCAGGGCTTGGGTTTAGCACAATCTAAACTTGGTGGGTTTGCATCATCAACAATTAGTTCAAGATTAGGCGTAGCGGCATTAGGCACAGCGTTAGTTGGTGCGGCTGTTAATGCTATTCAATATGCAGACAGTATAAACGACACAGCAAAAGCAAATGATGTTGCCGTTGGCACAGTTCTTAAATTGTCTGAAGCCTTATCTGTTAGCGGCGGCAATAGTGAAAATGTGGGTAAATTATTTTCATCATTAACCGCAAAAATTGATGATGCCGCTAATGGTAGCGACAAAGGGCGCGAATCATTTGAAAAACTTGGCATTTCAGTTAATGATTTACGCCGCCTTGATGAAACCGCATTGTTTGAAAAAACATTACAAGGCTTAAATGCAATAAAAGATCCAATCACACGCAATGCCCTTGCAATGGAAGTGTTTGGTAAAGCCGCAAAAAATGTGGACATGAAAGGCGTTGCCGACAGTTATTTTAATAACGCTGGCAAGTTTGATGATGCTGAAAAGGCTTTTAAAGATATTGGTGAAGCCATTGATAAAATGGATATATTTACTAAGCGTGTTAGCACATCATTAGCTACAAATTTAGCCCCTGCATTATCCAATTCAGTTACTTTTTTAAATGCCGCAATTTTTGGTTGGGATAATTTAACCAAATCTGTTGAAAAATATAATCGTGCTAAAAATGGTGGTGGAATGTGGACACCACGCAATGCGCCACGCATGGGCGATGATCCTGCTTTTGGTGCATTTAATTTGCCATCCGAATTTCAAGCAGGCGGCGTTCGCGGTCAAGATTTAAGCGACAAAGAACAATCTAAATTAGATGCCGCTAATAAGAAAAAAATTGATGATGCTAAAAAATTAGCCGATGAAATTAAAAAACAAAAAGAATCATTGGCTGATCAAGTTATTGCTTATGATGCACAAAGATATGCTGCTGGCAGAGTATTAACTGAAGTTGAAAAAATTAACATTGAGTTAGATCAAGGTAAAAAATATCAACACACAAGCGCAGAAGAAAAAGAAAGATTATTAAATGCGGCGCGATTAGTTGATGCCGCAAAGTATTCGGCTGAATTTGAAGCCAAGCGATTAGACATGGCAAAACAAGCCAATGATTTGGTTTATAACAGCGAGGTTGCAACCGAACGATTAAACCTTGAACGCGAAATGGCAGGGTTAAGCGATACGCAAGTTCAATTGGCATTGGAATACTTTGATTTGCAAAAAAAGATTTTAGATATGCAAAAGCAAGGTTTTGACGAAAGATACATTTCCAATTTTGCTATTGCTGAAATGAATCGTATTAAAGCACAGGAATTAAACGAACGGGCGCAAAACACTTTTCAAGCAGGTTGGGATAAAGCATACAATAACTTTATTGAAAGGTCGCAAGATAGCGCGGCTATTGGTGCTGAATTATTTAACAACATGACCAACAGCATGACATCCGCATTAGATAGATTTGTTGAAACTGGCAAACTTTCATTTGGCAATTTAATTGGCAGTATGATTAAAGACCTATTGCGCTTTTCTATGCAATCGCAAATGAGTGGTTTATTTGGTTTATTTGGTGGCGGCGGCGGTGGTGGCATTGGTGGTTTGTTTAGCAGTTCAACAGATTTTAATAATGGCGCAGGGTTGCTTGGCGGCTTTTTTGCCGATGGCGGTTCACCGCCTGTTGGTGTTCCATCTATTGTTGGCGAACGCGGCGCAGAATTATTTGTTCCACGCACCGCAGGCACGATCATTCCAAACAATCAATTATCATCAATGATGGGCGGTCAGCCACAAACAGTTTATAATGGAACGGTAATACAAAACATGAGTGCTATTGATACGCAAAGCGGTGTTCAATTCCTTGCTAAAAATAAGAACGCTATATTTGCCGCTAACCAATCAGCGCAACGCGGTTTGCCACAGTCAAGGTA